CTTCTGCTTGTTGATAATTGGCAGTAACTTCTTTTTTAATTATCTTTTCGTTTAGATAATAAACAATAGTGTAATTATACTCAGACCTTTCTACAATGGCTTTCTTATCGCCATTCATAAATTTTGATAGTTCCATTATGCAATCATTCCTATAAATCGATTTAGTACAACACGGTTAGATAACCTGTTACCGGCATATTTACTGAATGCTGATACCAGACCACGAGTAGTAGCATTTTGTTTTACGACAAACTCTACATCGTCATCAGTATCTAGGCCTTCTGAGCGGAGTAAATAATACTCATCGAAACCGACATTGGTAACAATTTTATATTTCTCTTTACGGAACTCAGATTTCAATTTGTAATGGTCACTAACTCTAGGATAAAATGTGTGTGCTACACGGCCAAACTCACGACCAGACAATACATAGAAACCAATAACATTACATTGTGTTCTTGCTTTCAACATTTTAATGTAGGCAGACATTAATTCTGGACCATATGGTTGATAAACCTTTTCTTCGTGCTTAGTAATTGGATCACGAATCACTAGAACCTTCTCTTTGCCATATGAACTGTTATAATCTAATTCTGGATTATTGTAACCGGATCCTGTTCGGCCATCATCAGATGTATAGTAAACATTTCTTACAGGATTACCTTCGCCATCAGTTAGAAATACCGTATTAACAATTTGCAATTTATAATTTTTCTGAAACTCAGGTATAATCTTCATAGCAGCGATTACGCCTTCATAGAGTGGTGTACCACCTAATTGCATCCAGAATGGACGACAAGCTCTAGGTTGAGCAGAATGTACCAAAGCAGAACAAGCATAAGTGAATTCAGATGCTGACATTTTGCTTGATAATAAATTCATTAATTTAAACTTGTGTAAATCTAAATCACCGGCTTTGAATTTCACATGATAAGCGTCTTTATGTTCAGATGTAAAAGCATATACTTCGTAAGGAATATTTACTTTCTTACAGAACATTACTAGATTGATTAATTGCTTCATGGTATTTTCCATGTGATCAGACATAGAACCAGACCAATCAAGGAACATAACAAGACCATGAGATTTACCATCAGGTAAAACTGTCATTTTCTTAAAGATATCTTCGGTAAATTTATATGCGTAAACTTTGTTTAGGTTCAATTCACCAGTTTTAGCAATTGATGCACGTTTCTGTTGGTCGGCATTTTTACGTAATTCAAATTCTTTGGCCAAATAACCAACAACTTTTTTGGCATCATTACGAATTTTCATAAAGGCATTTGTGTCGATACCAGAACCGACACCGTATTTACCCATATCATTCTTATAATCTGTCCATAATTCTTTGTATGGAACAACTGCCTGTTTCAAATCAATATCATTGATATTACCATAATAGTAATGTCTATTATTTGATTCAAATAATTTTCTTTCATTTTTACGATATGATTTATCCGTCTGTGAATCTAATTGTTCACCAACGACATCAACACCTTCGTGGCCAAACATTTCTTGGATTCTTTTTTCTTCACTCTCATCCATTGATTCATCGGCTTCAGAATTTGGCTGGCCATATTTTTCGATGGTATCATCAGCATCATCATAATCATAATCCTCTGAATCTTCGTAACCTTCAGATTCAAATTCACCATCTGGATCTTCTTCAAATTCTTCTGGTGCATTTGCTTTACGCTTTTCGGCTTCTTCTTTCATGTAAGCCATAACGTCATATGCAAGAGCAATAACATCATCATACGTTTCGGTATTTTCAATACGATGAACTAACGATTTCTCAATATCAGTAAAACGAATACTTTGTGCAGCTCCGCCTTTTGTATAGAGGTTAACACGGTCAATGAAATTCATATCATTGAGATCCGTGCCGTTTGTGCCAAAGAAATCTTTCTCAATTAGTTCACGGTAACCACGAACAAAAGAAGAACGAATACCAGGATATTTGTTTTTGATTTTTCTTTCGATACGAGAATCTTCCAGCACATTCATAATACCCATTGGTATCTTTTCTTCGTGTGCTTTCATCATGCCGTCTAGGGGAGTGTATAGTGCATGGCCTACTTCGTGACCTAGAAAAAGGTCATAGAGATAACCTGAGATGTTCTTATCAAGAACAGGAACGGTCAATACACGGTTCTTCACATCAAATGCGGCCGTGTTGGTATTACGCTGTTCAATAGTCAGATTTTCATTTGCCATTAGTTTGGCAAGTAACGATTTAGATTGAATTAATTCCATAGATTCTCCGAGTTAATAATAGTATTATCTCATAAAAATCATCTACCGTCAAGCGGTAACTTTCATGCTGTTGTTTTTATACAACGCTCTGATCCGATAAGGCTTTTAGGTAGAGTTTTCCTTCTCTATATTCCATTTCAATCGCTTGGCCTTCTTTCCAATGATTGTATTTTACGATTTCTTCCGGAAGAATCAAGATACCATCACCTGTGCCATCATTTGCATTGACCATTTCGGTCAAATATGTTTTATTGGTAAAATTCTTTGCGTTTTTGGTAGTCATTATGGTCTTTTTCCATTCCTGTTAGAACTGCCCACTTGCGAGTTACGATGTCCAAGCGTTTCCACGCAGGAATTTCATCATCATCTGCAATTGCATCAAGCCAAATATGCTCAGGATTGCTATTCATACTTTTTTCCTTCGTTTTTATCGAAAATTCGCTGTTCGATTGCTGTTGCAAGCTCTTCGGCAAGAGCAGGATTGAACTTTACCAGAAAATGAGCAACATCATCAGCTGGTATATGACGCAAATTGTGCATAATTTCGTCAATTCCTCTATATATTTGTGTTTCTTCCCATTGTTGTAACATACTTACCTCACATTTTATAAAAAGTTTCATTAGGAACAATATTTTTGCCTTCTCTTTTCGCTTTTCCGAGCGAATGAAGCAATTTTAATTCAATTTCAAGCTCCTTGGCAGACAAATTTTGCAAGTATTCCTCATAATCGTCCCAATCTTCATTACTCCAACCTTTTGGATTCATTTTTGACTATCTCCGCATGCTGGAAATTTCTTTTGCTTCAGTATCCGTAAAAACCGGTACAGCATTTGATTTGTGCATTGTAGCAATACCTTTCATTTTGTTGCCGGTGTACGAATTCGGAACAGGTTTTGTTAAAGCGATAAAACCAGTATCTACGGACGCAAAGTGGGGAGTTTCACGGCCTGCAGGAATCTTGTAAGATGGAAAACTGTTGGAAATCTTCGTGGATTTATTTTTACTGAAATTGGTAGATATAGAATTGATGGAAGCTAACCACTCTTGATTTTGAGTTTGCTTCGCCTTTGAAACTTTCCGTTTTTTAGATTTTGGAATATATCCGTAAATAATCATAACAATTCTCCAGTGTAGAAGAACCATTATACTATAGGAATAGGGGAATGTCAATAGATGTGTTGTATCGGAACAACATTAATACCAATACCTTTTATTTGAAACGGCAGCATACTTACTTATACTAAAAAAAACAAAAAGTAGTGGTATTTTTAAGAATTCTTACTATGTGAAATTTCTAGTTCTTCGAATTCTTCAACTTGCCAATTCTTTAATTGCTTTTTTACTTCCGGATGTTCGCCTCTACGTTTCTTATTGTGTAATACTGTTTTGGCGTAATTGTAGTCATCGTTATAATCTTTATTTTTACGAAACTTACCTACAAACTTTGTCACTTGGTTCTCCTATTTCATGGTTTCAAAATTGATGCCTTTTATCTTAGTTTCAGGCATATTAAACATATCATCCTCTGAAATATAGGTTATATTCGCATCAGGATAACAAGCTTTTATTATTTTGAGTAATTGGCAGATCGTGCCATCCGAATCATTGAATGAAAATACTTCATCCACAGTTTTTAGATTTTTTATGATATTTCTACGAGATTCATAATTCTGAACAAACCCACCGTCACACCAAGCAAGATACCAATCAGAGTGTATGCCGACAGCTAACCAATCACCTTTTCTTCTACACTTCTGTAAGAAATTTAATTCGTGATTACTTAATGGGTCGAATTTTCCTGATACTACAATTATTCTATCTTGCGGATGCATTACGGTAAAAGTTGTGGAAAAGCCTCTTTAACAAACTTATAGTTTAAACCTTTAACACCTAAATCTTTACTTAGTATACCAATAACAACTTCTGCTTCACGAGGTTCAAGAGATTCAATTAATTGTAATAGTAACTGCTTTCTCTTTTCATCAGATAATTTTTCTGCTGTGGCATCACCCTTTTTGAACAAATACAATTTTCTAATTTCTGTTGATAACTGGCACCTAGAAATTCCAGGCAAAGTGTCAGGAATTTTATATTCGTTTGGCATTTCATCAATTAACCATTCGTAACCGGGGTGAAAAGCCAATTCAAGTACCTGTATTAGTGTTCTTGATAAATTTTTCTCAATTACTGCCAGTTTTTCTTTTTTTGATGTGGCCATCTCAAACTCATCAAATATCTCATATATGTTTTTCATCAGAATTCCTCTATCACATCCATTAAATTTTTAAGTTTATGTTCCATAAAATAGTTCAATAACTTACCCTTAGCAGGTTTTGCTTCTTCATAAGTATTTATAATTTTTCTTTTGATATCACCTGGAATGTTTCTAAGGTCGATCAAGGTTTGATTCCTTGAAAACCCAACCTTGGCCCCATCATCTTCCCAATCACCATAATCTTCGGTCATATATTTCTCTATAACCTTTTGTGTGATAGGCTTTTGCCTTAGGTCACGAACAAAACAATCTGATGGTGAGAACACATTCGGTATACCATCACCTTTATCTCCACGAATAATCTTTTCCTTTAACTCTAGGAGTGGATTATGTGATTTTATATATTTCTTTTGTGATGGGTTGTATTGTTTGACATTACTACCGTACATCTGTAATTGTAAGAAGTCACCGTCACTCGATAGAATTAAAATCTTCTGGCTTGGAGCGTAGATTGGAACCAAAGTACCAATGATATCATCGGCTTCAGCTCCCTCAACATCAATTACTTTGTATGGGAAATTCTCTTTGAGTTCCTGTTTTAATTTGGCAAGAATATCAAAAATAAGATGCCAATCTAAATCAGATTTTTCTCTGGTCTTTTTTCTACCAGCTTTATAGAATGGAAAAAAATCTTTACGCCAATACTTACGATTATCACAACAAAGAACAATCTCACCATACTCGTTTTTGAAATTCTTCACATGAGTGCGTATAATGTTTAATACCATATGTCGTATTAAACTTTCTTCTAATTTGCCTTTCTGATTAGCAATTTGTGCCATTAGACCTGCAAGTAACACTTGATTTAAATCAACTAAGACCATAATAAACTTTCAATAGTTTCCAATAAGATTCTATTGTATCATGCTTTTTGCATTTTGTCAACTATCTTGTCAACAATTTTTTGTGATGTGGTGGTCTTTTTGGCAATTATACCAAGCCAACCTGAAGGTATGAGGCCTGAAATGTATTCTAGAGGATCTGGTAGTATGGCGTCAAAATGATCAAAGTCAACATACTTATCTTCTGCCTCATCGTTACGAAAAAGTATGATATGATATGCATCACCCAAAGCGCTACCGCCAATCTTTTCTCCAGGATTGGCATAATCCTGTCCTTGGATTTGTATTGAATTTTCTTTATCGCCATCTAAAAATGTTAAGAAATCAAACTTATCATTCTTTAGTGGTCTGAGAAAGTCTAGCATTGTATTCCTTTATGTGTGATCTTCTAACTCTTACCATTATCCATGTGTTATAATAATCTTCCGATTCCATTACACCACGAACAAACTGTTCTTTTGCTTCGAGATAACCACATTCACCTTTAGACTTACATAAATGTAGGATTTCACGGACAAATTTTTCATGTCCTAATTGTAACACATCTTTCTGTAGGTTGTCACTACTTCCATAGTAAGTTTGCCAGTTTGAGAAAACCTTCGTTTTTTTCTTTCTCCCATTGACTTGTTTGGTTTTGGTAGAATAAAAGAATTTCTTACCTATGTATTTTTTACCATTCGTCAGATTGGTTATCTGATACACGAACCCGTAATTATCACCAATCAAATCTTCCGTAAAATCTTTACCATCATATTGCCAGTTTAGTCCCATTCCTTAGTATCCAAATCATCGTCATCATCCTCTATATAGTCCTCGGATAATTCTTCGATTTGTTCACCACAAAATGGACAATGTTCTGGTAATTCTTGTGAGACCATTTCTTCCATATATGATACTGAATATGTTGATTCACAACTCAAGCAGTCGCCTGATAATGATTTGTTTGTCATTTGATTTCCTTAATGAGCCCACACATCACCCCAATTTCCTGATAAAGCTCCTTTTGCGTAATCAGTAGCACGATTCTCAAAAAAATTAGTATGTGTTGGTGCGTTAATCATTTCTTCTACCCACGGTAGAGGATTCTTTTTCACTTTAAACACACCTTTGAGTCCTAAAGAAATTAGGCGGCGGTCTGCAATATAACGAATATACTTCTTAACACCTTCTGAAGATAAACCTTCCATTTCATTTACACCAAATGCAAGGTCAATAAACTTATCTTCTAGTTGAACCATTCTTTCTGCAATCGTGTATATTTTTCCTTTGAGATCATCATTCCAAATCTCACGATTTTCTTCTATGTATGTTCTAAACAATTTAACCATAGACTCTGCGTGTTGAGTTTCATCAACAATCGACCATGTGATAATCTGACCCATACCTTTCATTTTACCATGGCGAGCAAAATTCAATAACATAATGAATGAACTGAATAGTTGCATACCCTCGGTAAAGGCTGAGAACACGGCAATATGTGTTGCGGTATTCTCTCTAGTGGTATTCTTACTGGAGATATCCATAACATAGTCATGTTTCTCTCTCATTGCTTCATACTCTAGGAATTCATTGTAAGTGGTTTCAGGTAGACCTAATGTTTCGATAAGATGTGAGTAGGCGGCAATATGTAATGATTCTCTGGCAGCGAATCCTGTGAGCATCATGCGAATCTCTGGTTGTGGAAAGTATGGCAGATAGTTCTTAACATAACCACCAGCCACATCAATATCACCTTGTGTAAAGAAACGGAAGATTTGTGTTAGAAATGTTTTTTCTTCTTTAGTTAATTTTTTCTT